CAAATACTCTCTCATCATGTTTGAGTAACAATATCTTTGCGTTCAACTTTGCAAGATACCCTTTATTCATTAACTCTTCTGTACGAATCAATTTATATGATGGTCCAAAGAGTCCTTCTAATACCCATTTGTGAGTTTGTGTTCCATCTAGTGTGCCAGTAAAACCAAAACGATATTTTGCTTGATGTAGATTAGTCATAATACTAGTAAGAGACTTTGCCTTAAACAAATGAGCCTCATCGCCAATCACGACATTAAATCGTTCAAAATAACTTTTCTCTAACTTATAGATAGATTGCCAGGTTGTTATTACGACAGGTGATTTTGCCTCTCGTTCCTTACCTGCATAAATTTTTTGGCAATATGAAGAAGCATCCCATCCATATTCCTCAAAGTCCTTATGCATCTGCTCTACCAGAGATGTCGTTGGAACAACTAGGAGGATATTTTCTTTGCGCTCTGTATAGTACCTCACGATTGAGTAAATCATCAAAGATTTGCCGGAGGCAGTGGGGCTTATCACTAACCTTCTATTGTGTCTTAGAGCACCGTATACTCCCTCTATTTGATAATCCCGAGGTTGACGATTGCAAATAGATGACATATAATCTTTGACTCCTTCACGAGAAATAAATTCATTTTCTTCATAAGGAGTTCCATAAAATTTATTGTTTATAAATTCATATTCATATCCGTGCCTACCACAAAAAGAAATTAGTTTATCAAGAAGTCCAGCATATAATTCTCTAGTGTGTGTAGAGAACAGGCGAATCTTACCATCCCAGTATCTTTTACGATATTGGTTCATATACTTAGCACCCTCTATATCAAAAGAGAAATGATCCGATAACTCTTGATAAACATGGGGTTCGGAGTCAATCTTTAAGAAGACTTCGTTCTTTTTGGAAATAATAAGTTTACTCATACTCACCCCGCACGGAATTTGTGCCAATCAATAATATTCTTAATTATATAACCTCTGTTGCTTACCTGTTTAATAATGTCTTCCAGGTATGTCAACATGACATCATAGTATTTGATTTTTAAAACCGCAGTCTGAACTTTCTCATCTGCTAACATGTATCTTTGAACGGCATCTTTTTCCCGAACCTTATATGGGAATGGTTGATCCACATAAACTTCAGGATCTGCTTTGCCTGTGTAATATAGATGACGCTCCAACTTAACTTTATTTTCTACTGATGTTGCTCTCTCCCTTAGTAGTTTAATGTTATTGTAGA